CTGGCCGCCGGCCTCTCCGCCCTCGTTGCCGGCGTCGATCACGGCCTGGCAGCGGTCGAACTCCGCCTGCTCCTCGGCGGTCAGGTCCCGGCCCTCGTTGCGGGCCAGGGTCACAAGTTCCTGCTGGCGGGCAAGGGCTTTCTGCAGTTCATTCATGGTTTTTCTTACCTCCTGTTGAAAATCAGATTTTTGTTTGCTTGGATCTGTCGCTCATACACGGAGAGGGGGGCGCACGTCTGGCCCGTGTCGGCCCGTCCCACTCCCACAGTGGGATCCGCAGGCACGGACACCACGGACACCTCCAGCGGCGTCCACTTCCGGGCGATCTGGCAAGGGCCGGTAAATCGCCCATCCGCAGATTGTTTCCCGGCCACCACTTCCTCCCAGGCGTCCACGCTGTACCGCACGGACGTGGTTTTCAGTGTGCCGGACCGCACTTTCCCGAAGATCTTTTCGGCGTCGTCGTCCGTGTCGAACTCCACTTCTGCCATGCCCCGGTGGTTCTCCACCCAGGCCCGGATCACCTTTCCCACCACCTTGTCGGTGTTGTGGTTGAACAGGAGAACGCCCACGCTGTTCAGGCGGGACAGGTCCACCGCGTTCTCCCCGTGGTCCAGGATCTCCATGCCGAAAAAGCGCCGGTATGGCTCCTCACTGGAAAAACTGATTGTCCGGCGTCTGCTCTCCTGGGGCTGCTCCTCCCGGGAAAGGATCTGGCCCATGCTCCTGGTGCCATGGTCCTTATCCCTGGGGCGGTTGCCCTCCGGCGTTCTGCTGGGCTGCTGCCGTTCCATTTCCAAAAATTACACCTCCCATCTCAATGCCTTTTTCTCGGCCATACTCCAGGACCTCGGCGGTTTCGTCGATGGCCTGGCGCCAGTCCTTGCCCCGCTCGGCGCAGATCTCTTGGTAGGTCTTTTGCCCGCTCTGCAGGGCGGTTTTGTCGGCGGTGCTTTCCTTGGCCGGGTCAATCCACTTTTTCGGGGATTTCACCCAGTCATGGGCCATATACTCCGCCTTTTTATCCCAAAACCCGGGGAAGGTGATCACCCCGGAGAGATAACACGAAATAATAAATTGCTCGTACACCTCGGACATGAACTCCGTCAGCAGTTCCGTGTCCTCCGCGTATGTGTCCTCGTCCTCGATGGCGTTTTGCCGGGCGGAGGAGTAGGTGGACCCGCTCATGTCGCGGGACACCGCCTCATAACTCAATCCCTGTCCCGCGCCGATCAGCCCCTGCTGAACTTTCAGGAACGCGGTGGCGTCGGTGGCCGCTCCCTTTGGATCCACCACCTGGGCCTCGTCGCCGGCGCCCATTTCCATGATCATGCCCGGCCCCAGTTTCTTGCCGGCGTAGTCCACGCGGCCGTCAGGCCCGCGAACCCCGGACCGCCCCAGGCTTGTCCCGGTCGGAATTGTCTTTTTGATCAGCACCGCCAGGCAGGCCGCGATCCGCTCCTTGACGGATACCGCGTTTATAAACTCGTTCACGTCCCGGATCCTGGTGATCGTGTGGGACATATCCGACATTTCCCGGATCTGGCTGGGCCGCCGTTTCGATTTCAGGAAATAGGCGTCCTTGGCGTCAATGTAGATCGGCTGCAGCAGGCGCCACCCCTCCAGGTCATATTGCTGGATCCAGTAGCCCACCGGCCGGCGCCAGGAATTATATTCGATCCCGCCCACGACGCGGTTTCCCTGCCGGTGCGGGGCGCTCTGTGTCACGTCCAGTTCGTCCACCTCAATGGCCTGCAACTTGAACGGCACCACGCCGCCGGAAGTGTGGCGGAACAGGAACAGGATCCCGCCGTCCACCTTCTTGCGCTCCACGGCCATGCGTAGGATCTCGGTAAAGGATTGCTCCCCGGTCACGTCGCAGTTTCTGGCCTTGCACCATTGACGCCACAGTTTTTCGATCTGGCGGTTCAGGTCGTCGTCCCCGGTCCTTGCCCGGAGGGTAAAGCCCTTTCCCACCACGTTGCGCTTGTAGGCCAGGACCACGGCCTGGAGAATGTCGCTGTTCCGCTCCAGGTCCCGGGCGCGGGCGCGTACCACGTCCCGGCTGTATCGGTCTGTGATCTCCGCGCTCTCGTTGTGTGCCCTCCACCCGGAATTGATCCGGCCGAACCCGGCCGCGTCATACCCGCGCATGGCCTCCAGCCCTTGGCGCCACGCCTCCCGCTCGTATGCTTTCTTTGGGGACACGGCCGCGATCATGCTGTCAATGAAACTCACCGCTTTACCTCCCCTCGAAAAATGCCATGTAGGTGCGCCCCAGCAGGGGGCCGCTTTCGTCGGCCGCCAGTTGCGCCTCCAGGTCGTCCCGGAGGGTTTTCAACATGGCCAGGTCCGCCCGCGTCAGTTGGCGGCTGCCGATCCGGTAGGATTGCCCGCCCACCAGCACGGTGGTGATCGCCTTGTTGACCTGCTCCAGCAGTTCCGCCGGGGCCGCTGTTGTGTTGTCCAGTTCCATGATTGCCTCCTGTCAGAACCAGTTTTCATTCTGCTGGATCCATGTTTCCTCCGGTGCCGGCTGCGGCTTTGGCGGTGCCGGCTTTGGCGCCTGCTCCTCCGCTCGGTCCGGGTTTTTCAGGAACAGGGACCGGACCTCCAGCACGTCGGCGGCCGCCGCCGCGTACACCTCGCAGTCCAGGTAATGGTTGTCCGCGTGGGAGGATTTCAGCACCCACCGCTGAACCTCTTTTCCGGCGGCCCGCTCGGTGATCTTATGCTCCGCCGTGACCTGCTCCGCATACTCCAGATCACAGTCTTTATGCACCATCCAGGATCCGTTCCCGTTTGGCCGCCTCATGCGCCCGGCGATCATGTCCTTGTACTTGCCGCCGTCCACAAGGACCAGTTGCATACCGTTGGCCCGGCTCCCGGCTTTGTCCACGGTGGAGATCTTGTAATGGCCCTGGAGGGACGGGACGCCCTTACAGGGCCGCACCCAGTCCATGTTCATGGTGCAGAACTCATACACCGCGTCGGTCTGGTCGCCGCTGTCCATCAGGGCCAGGTCCACCATGACCTTTCCGCCGTCTGGCAGGGAAAACTCGGTATTCATAATCCGTTCCACTTCCGCCATGGAAAGCGCCTGGCCATGGGCCACGTTTTGGGAGGTCATAAAGTCGCCCCATGCTCGGATCACCCAGTACAGGCAATTTTCCTGCACGTCGATCCCGCCGGTCAGCAGTTTTGTCCACGCCGGGAGGGACCAGGCCGGAACCTCCGTTTGCCGCTCCATGACCATTTCGGCGTTGGTTTTCAGTTTGGTGTCCTCCCACGGCTCCGCCAGCCACGAATTGACGAAGTTGTGGAGCAGTTCCGGGTCGTCCTTGGCCCGCATGAACTCCCGGGCGATGTCGGAAAACCTGGTAAACGGTGAATACAGGGTATTCATCCAGTAGGCCACGCTTTTGGGTGTCGTCGTGGTCTGCCGGACGATCTGCCACCGGCCCGCCTGGAGCATGGCCGCCTTGTCCCGGTCGGTGATGATACACCCACACGCCTGGCACACGTATGTGGCCATTTCGGCCCGCTCCGCCTGGTCCGGCACGTCGTCCTTGCTGGGCCACTTGATCTGTGCGAATTTCAGTTCGATAAATTCCCCACAATGGGGGCACGGCACAAAGTAGTGTTTTTCCGCGTCCGCCTCCTCCTTGGCTTTCCAGATCGGCCCGGTTTTCAGGGTCGGGGTGGAGGCCATAAAGATCTTGCGGTTGAAAAATGTCTTTGTGCGCTCAATGGCCAGGGATACGGGGTCGGCCTCTTTTTTGGTCGCCCCCGGGAATTTGTCTACTTCATCCAGAAACAGGTATCGGATCGGGGTGGAGGCCAGGCTGGCCGGGCTGTTGGCTCCGGTCAGGTAGACGATCATATCCCGGAACTTTAGGGCCAGTCGCTTGCTGTCATGCTCCCGGTACTTCTCCGCCAGGGCCTTACACTGGCGGATCATTGGCTCCAGTTTCGCCTCCACCGTGCGCTCTGCCAGTTCGTCCGAAGGGTACACGAACATGGCCGGCGCCGGATCCTGGTCTATCAGGCTCCCCAGGGCGTTCTCCATGGCGGAGGTGCCGCCCACCTGCGTGGGCTTGACAAAGACGATCTTTTCCGTGGTTTCGTCGGAAAAGGCGTCCATGATCTCCACCAGGTACGGGGTGACGTTGTTCCGCCACGGCCCTGGTATGGCGTTTCCGTTTGGCAGGACCCGGTTCTGCTCCGCCCATGCGGATGTGCTTACCCGTTCCCTTGGCCGCAGGATCTCAATGGCCGGCACCATCCACCGGGGCACCTTGTAGGGTTTTACTCGGTACTTCCTCACGGCGCGGCCTCCGGCGGGTCCTCCGCCTGCATGGCGTCCACATAGGCCGTCAGCATGGTTTCCAGTTCCTTGCGGATGGCCTTTTGTGCGTTGCGGATCGTGATGGCGTCCGCATACCCGGACATGGCCCCGGCCATGCGGGCCGGGATCGTCATGGCGAACTTTTGAAAGGCCGCCATAAACTCCGCCAGTTCCTCGGTGGCCTGCTCCGCCGGCAGGTATTTCCCCTCCGCTATGGCGGTTTTCAGGCGGTGGAGGCTGCCCTGGCTCTCTTTCAGGGCCACCTCCGCCTCCAGTTTTTTCAGGTTCAGTTCCGCCAGGCGGCCGCCCTCTCCGATCTCCTGGGCCTTTTGCTCCACGTGGGCGATATACCGCTGGATCGTTTCGCAGGTCCGGTACTTCCTGGCCCCGCCGCCGGGCGGGACCTCGGTTTCCAGGATCCCGTCCTGGGTCAACTGCTGGACCCGCCGGGTGGTTTTCCCCAGCAGTTGGGCGATGGCGGTGGAATTGGCCCATTCCGGCACCGTCCCGGTCAGCACCGCCGGCGTCGTGGACCTCTTTGGCGCTGTTTTTTTCGTCGTTCCCGCCACCTGCAGCACCCCCTTTTCCGCCGCCGGCCGGATGGCCCCGCCGGTTTCGCTTTCCGCCTGGTGGTGGATTTCGTTTTTTTGACCTCGTTTCCTCTGGATTTTTTCGGGCCTCACCCCCTTTAGGGGGTGGGTGCCTCCCG